TTCCAAGATTTCTCTACTGCCAAGACCTTCAATTTTGAAGTGAAGGGTAATTTGTCTCAAAAAATCGATTTGCTCTTGAGTCTCATTGACCAAGTCATCATGCACTTCTGTGTTACGGATAGTTCTGCCACGGTTCCTGCCCATGATGATCTGATTGGTGACACCCGAGAGCCAATCGGTGCGCTGTTCATGCCAAAAGTCTGTCGCGGGTTCAAGGGTTACTGTACCAGGCAGGGGTGCAAAATTTTGATAGGGGTTGATTTTTTCGCAAGCCGTTGTCAACTCTTGCGCAATGATCACTTCATTTGTCCAGTCAAGGGTGACAGGCGCTTTTAAAGGAGCAGTGTAGAATGTTGGGTCAATGGCAAGCTGCAAAATGCCGTTGCCTACAGCCCCCGTTTGCGTAAAGCCTTCATCTCTGTAACTATCATCAAGAAAGGGATCAGCAAATATGCCTTTTTTGGCAACAGGTTCTTTAGAGTCCACGTTGCTTTTAATGCGCTCTAATTGCATCAACCGGTCAAGGGAAAGCACCCGTTGAAAATAGCGCCACATCTCATCATAGGGGGCAACCCGTGTGCCATCATTAACCACAACCGGCGTTTCAAACCAATTATTGGTGATCGTTGCAAGGGACAACACATCATCAGGGACACTTGGTGCCATGGGGTGATCTGCCGAGATACCTTTGATGTAAACCACATTGCCTCCTGTGTTGAGACCTATACGGTCAATGCGGGGCAATTTGTAAGTGTAACTGACGATAATATCCCCACCTTGCGCCCCACCTGAGACAGTGATTTCCTGCGCTGTTACCTTATCAGCCGTGATTTTTGAACGGTAACGATAAGTCACTTTGTAGGTGCTCCCCGGAGCAGGTTCATCTCCCATGGGAGCCCAATCAATGGTGTCTCCGGTTTTTTTAAAATCTGTACCTTCTTTAAATTCCTTGCTTCCTTGAACGACTTTAATAAAAGAGGTAATGCTTTTATCAGGAACACCATCACGCCCAGCGGCAACCGCACCACGGGTTAGTGTGACAGTTTTTTCTTTTGTAAGCAAAAGAGAATGAATATCGGCAATGGGAGCATAATAGGGTTTAAAGGTAAAGCTTGTTTTCCCTTTTTGAGGTGTAAAGATATGGGTTTCGCTTGGCACAACGCTTGTCGAAAAATCCTCCACCTCTTCATGGCGCAAGGCGGCTAAGCGCTTGCGTTTAAAGCCATTGATATTGGCTTCTCCCTCTTGAATACTAAAGACTTGGCAACCGTTGTTTTGTCCCAATGCGCTTACACGGCAGCCACTCACGATATAATGCCCATGGGCTCTGTCATACGTCGCAATAGCTTGCATGGCGGGTTCAAGCAATGAGGGGGATTTTTGATCAATCAGAACACCATCTTGTAAGATATAAACCGGAAAGAAAGTGCCGTCTTGAGCATCCTCTTTCAGAGCCCAAACAAGCTTTGCTGTTTCGCGTGCGGCACCAGGTTCTCCTTCTGCCAAGGTGCCAGGGACTTGCCCTAACAACTCTGGATCATCCTCATGGGTTATCCATTTTTTTTGCAGCTTCACACCAATTTCCAAGCGTCCAATCATGGAAACATTGTTGAGTACAGCTTCAGAGACCGGAAAGATATCGCCTGCGATATAAATCTTGCCATCTGTTAACGTTACGGTCCTTGTCTTTTTGTTGACAAAAGCATCAGCCCGTTCAACGCGGTCTCCTTCTTGTGCAACAAGGCGCCCCAAACGGTCATGCCGTCCCCTTATAATGGTTTGAACTTCATTGAGTTCACCACTTTGAATAAAGGGACGCGTGCCATAAAAGACAACGCTTTGTTGTTCCTCTTTGCCGCGAGATCTGTCAATTGCAAACGGTAAACCACTTTCATGCTTCATATTAAAACCTCAATAAAATCTTGAATTGTTCGCGAACATCGGCACGCAAAGGAATATTGACAGGCGTTTTGAGTATTTCCACACCGCCACTTAGTTCATCAGGCTCACACCAAAGCTTGCCAAAGGGGATATCTTGTTTGGGAATGCCGTGAACGAGAATGGAAATAAATGCTGCTTGTTTCCCATCAACATCGTGAAAGTCTGTGCGGGCTGCAACAAGAAGCGCCGTGCCCCTCGGGGAGGGCTGATAGTGATTATCTGAATGGCTGTACACACCATCCAAAACCTGTTCGACAGGCGCTACAGCATAGCATCTTTGATACCCAATCACGCCATCTTTGGTGTCTCTTAACACGAGATAAAGCGTGCGGCCATGAAACCATTCTGCCATGAGTATATCGCGTTCATGTTTTTTGACCGAACACCACGGAAAATTTGCCATGTCCCATGGGTAATCAATCTGTTCCCAGCTTAATTCCTCATCCCCATCATCTATCCAATTGCCAATAAGCTTGCCTTCTTCTCTTGTGAGAACGTGCTCTATCTCTGTCGTGCGCCCAAAGGAAAACAAAGTACCCCCAGCTGTTAAGCGCACACCGCTCTCATACTCCAACATGCTGTCATCAAGGCGTGACATATTGCATTCAACAGCTTGCACATCATAACCATAGGTCCCTCGACGAAAATCAGAGCGCAAACTTTTGGAAAGATCTGTGATTGCTTCAATGGCTTCAAGGCTTTTGCGTTCAGGGAGGCTGTCAAAGTAAAGTTGAAAGGAATTCCACCATACCCGCCCCGTCCAGGCGGGTTGAAAGCGTGCCGAAATCTCTAGCCATTCAAGCCCCATCTCTATTGCCGCAAGAGAGCCGCGCAAGCGCTGCCATGCAAGCCCTTGATCAATCAAATCATAGAGGTTTGGAACATAAGGTGTAAGCTCTCCAAGTCCGTATTCTTCAATGAGCCACGGCAAGAAGCGGGGAGGGCGTGTGATCAGTTTAGAACGTGAAATCCCCAAAACAGAACCATCAATATCTTGATGAAAATCGCAAGCATCGGCAAGGCGCTTTTCAAATTCTGTCGCGTTTGTGGGAAGGAGGGAACCAACCATTAGCGCGCACGCCCTTTGAAGTTTAAGGTGATTTTTCCAATCGATAAAACTTCTTCGTCACAAACCGTACTGTCCCTTGTTGGTGTAATGGCGATCACTTTTTGGACACCAGCAATCATGAGTTTTGAAATCCACCACGACAAACTTAATTCACGACCAATGGCTTGTTCTTGTCTCCATGCTGCTCTTAAATTTGTTTCCATTGTTGTAAGAATTTTCAAAGATGTTTCTGGTAACAGCCAAACATCTGCTTCTAAATCCAGCACTTTTTTGACAGCAGCGTGAACAATGATTGTATCATTGGTCATGATGATATTTTTTCTGTGCAGAGCTTCTGAGACTGTTTGTATGAGATCTTCAGATGCCGTTCCTTCTTCATTGTTGCCAAAAAGAGCAACATAGATGGTTGGGTCTTTGCCTTTACGGTAAACAATCGCATCCTTAACACGACTATCGGCTGTTAAGGCTATAAGCTTGTAATAGGGCTCTGTTCCGCTACCATTGCCACCACGGGCATGAAGCTCTATACGTTCACGATATCTCTCGTCACTTTCACCCTCCATGCGGGCAAGACCATGCCAGTTTCCCAAAGCGTCAAGAGATTCACCGGTTGCAAAATCAAGAATGTTGTTGCGTGCCGCTTCGTTAATACGCTGTCTTAAAAGCAACTCTCGATAGCTAAAAGCCTCAATGACTTTTACAGCCGGATCACTTTCAAGAATGGTATATTCCGGCAAAAGCTCTTTTAAATGGGCAAGAGCAGCAGCGCGTATTTCCTCAAAAGAAAGTTTTGTGATGATTTCGGGTTTTGCAAGTACTCCATTCATTTTATCAATAATCCTTCCATGGTAATGGGCTTGCCGGATGGCAAATAAATACCTTCAAAGGACAAAGAAACTTGTCCAGCATCAACCATTTTAAAATCAATTTTTTTCAATTTAAAACGCGGTTCCCACTTGTCTAAAGCCTCAGCAACAGCGGCATAAAGAGCAACAGCAAAAGCATTATTAACCGGTGCATCAATGAGTTCTGCAACACGTGAACCATAATCACGCCGCATTACACGCGAACCAATCCGCGTTGACAAAATATCAAGGATTGATTGGCGCAAATGATCAATGCCGGTCAATGACTTTCCCGTTGTACGGTCCATTCCACTGTTCAATTGGGACCTCCTGTCATAGAACCACCAGGGAAAACACCACCATGAACATGTGTTGCTCCTACATTGGTGTCGTTATGCTTTAGTCCACTTGAATGAATGGAAACATTACTCCCAGAATGAAGAGAGAGACTATCATTCGAATTCAGTGAAATGCCATCACCAGCCTTCAAAGAGATGCCGCCTTTTGCGTTTAAATTTATATCGCTTTCTGAAACAATCTTTATGCCTTCCGGTGCGGTAAGCTCTAGCTTGCCACCATCACCTTTTAGTGACACACCATCAGAGATTGTCAGGATAAATTTTCCCCCTGATTTGATATGAATTCCATAAGTGTTTTGTTCATCATCATATTCAAGGCTGGTTCCATCAGGGTATATAGTTCGGTGAATGCTGCCTTTATCGGCTGCTTGATTAGCATCGGTGTGAAGTGAACCAACAATCACTCCTTGTGATAAATCCCCTGATGATGAAAGAACAATCACTTGCTCTCCAACATCGCGTCCTTCATAAGAGCGTGTTTTACCGGCGCGGGCTTGTGTGTCTGGAATCCAATCACTGACAAGATTGCCACTTTTTATCCGATAGCGTGCGTTTTTATGGTCGACATGGCTAATCTTACCCACCACAACCATATTGGCTACACGTCTTTTTAGATCTGTGATTTCTTTATCGCGCCGCTCTAACATGTCCACCTTCAATTTTATGGTATTTATCTTTATTTCTTACGCCTGTTTCTGGTTCAAAGCTTAAGAAAGGTTCAACGAGTCTTTCTGTTACACTGCCTTCTTCTTCATCCATGTTGGGGATATTTGTCACATAAATGACTTCAAAGGTTAAAATTGCACCATGGAGCGCTAGGGCGCCATTATCACCAAAGGCAAAAGCAATATTTTGCAGGCGGCATGTCTCAACAGTGTTGTTAAGATTAGGATTAGCGTAGAAAACCTCCTCAACTTCCCATGCTAATTGATCAACAAAACGTGCTCCATCTTCACATGTCGCATAACATTCAACATCTAGCGTTAAAACACGCCGCCTTACTCCATAATCATAGCCATCTTCAATCGTTTCACTTTGTGTTGAGATATTAATTGCAGGTGTGTTCTCAGGGGAGAAGTTGAAATCACGCATATTGAAAACATTGTTACCGGCTGCCGTCTTTGCTGCTTTGATCAACGCAACAAATGTTTCTCTTATCGTCTCTCTAGGATGCATGAGTGTTCCTGTTTAAACAGATTGATTTTTAATCATTTTTATTGTATTTGTGGATACATTTTGATATACATACGTTATGGTAGCAAACATCAAAGTTCATGGCATAAATTGGGATGATGGTAACTGGCCAAAATGTGCCAAACATGGAGTTTCTAAAAAAGAAATTGAGTATTTATTCACTGAACCTGGAAATCTCGTCATAAAGCATGACCCCAATATTAAAGAAGAGCGTTTCAGAGCCATTGGACGAAGCTATAATGAGCGATATATTTTTTTAGTTTTTACCTTAAGAACAATAAAGAACGAATTGTTTGTACGTCCTATTAGCGCTCGTTATATGCACCAAAAGGAGATTGATTTTTATGAAAACCTCTAAATTAAAACAAATGCCCGTTTTTAAGACGGATGAAGAAGCAGAAAACTTTGTTGATACTGCAGATCTTACTGATTATGACTTAACTGGTTTTAAGCCTGTTCATTTTGAATTTTTACCTAAAGAAGCCTCTATGAATATTCGCTTACCTCAAGCACTTATGAAGGCTTTAAAGGAAAAAGCTAAAAATCAAGCTATCCCTTACACACGCTATGTTCGACATCTCATCGAACGAGATTTACGAAAAAGCCATCGTAATTGACCAATATCCTCTGTAGAGGATATAAGAAAGGATGAAAGATGAACAATAATCATTATACCTATCGTGTTTTGTGGTCGCAAGAAGATGAGGAATATGTTGGGTTGTGTGCAGAATTCCCATTCCTTTCATGGTTAGATGCTCAAGCAGAGAAAGCTTTAAAAGGTATTATGGACCTTGTTTCAGAAGTTGTTGAGGACATGCAACATAATGGAGAACAACTTCCAATACCTTTGTCACATGGCAAGTGAAGTTGAAATCGTAGATTATCATTGATCTGTAGGAGGTCGAGATGAAAAATTATATAGCGATTCATCTCGGAGAAATTTTACGAGAGGAATATTTAAAAGAATATGCTCTCTCTGCTTATGCTCTTGCAAAAGCATTAAATGTTCCACGCACGAGAATAGAACGTATTGTTGCTGAAAATAGTCCAGTGACTCCCGATACAGCACTAAGATTAGCCTATTTTTTTGATACTACTGCTGAATTTTGGCTTAACATGCAAGCTGCTTATGACGTTAGTATCTTACAAACTGAAAAAGCAGATGAATTTGCCAAAATCAATAAATTTGAATGTAGGGTTTAACCACCTCCCCATCTTAAGAACGGGGAGGGGAGTTCTATTTTCTAAATTAAGCAACCTTTTTAATGGGAGACTCCAAATTTGGTTCATAAGTTCGCAACAAAGAATCCATACGATGTGGAAGTTCTGAAGCTCCAAAATCTGTCAAAATTGCCAAGATTTTTGTAATATTGGGCACGTCATCTTGAAGCTTTAAAACCAGAGCATCTACGACCGATTCCATTACCTCAACTATAGCATTGCAGTCCTCATCTCCAATGCCTCGATGGTTAGAAAGCTTAAACAATGCCATCCACAAATCGCATAAGAAGTCGACACTGCTATTCATTGCACACCTCCATAGATTTGTTCTCTTAAACATGCCAATCCTCTAGATGTGATTTTTGTTGAAGGGAGTATCTTTTCTGTTCCATCTGGTCTTTGAATGGTAATAGCAGGACAATCCATGAATCCTTTCTTTATTTTGTCTTGATAGGGTAATAGAGGCGCCCCTGGAGCACGTCGATAAACCCAATCATGTTTACGCAAATAATCCGTTAACTCCTTTGGTCGTACCTCTAACATTTTTGCGGCTTCGATAAGACCAAACAAACCATCAGAACGTTTTAAACCATCCAAAGCTTTTGCTTTTGGTGCTAATTCAGCGATAACATGATCTTTTTGCTCTATTTGACTTTGTAAGTGATTCAAAACACCAAGCAATGCTTCCGGTTTGGAATAGTCAACTTGTGGTGTTGCTACTTGTTTCAAAAGCCGTTCGCATTTGATAAAGTATAAACGAGCTTCTCTACCTTTCTTATTGTTCTCAAGCATAGAAAGCTCTTTTGCTACACTTAAAGTTAGATGATAATCTTTACGATTATGACCACCTCTGCCTTTGCTTCCCAAAATAGGGAAGCAAACAAAGTCTTGATTTTCTACCAAATTATATTTGTTGATACGTTCGGTAATCCAGTCCGCAAATTTTTTACCTACTTCTAAAAAACTATGCAATTCACGTGCATTTACTGTTTGAACAATTTCCTGTCCAACAGTTTGTTCTGATATCGGAATAAGAGTGTTCATGAGAACTCCTTGGTAATAGACGTTTTTGATTGACACTCTTTAAAAAGTGCCGGGTGCTCAAAAACACGGTACCAAGTCCGTCGTTACGCTTTTCCCGCAAGGGTATTGTATAGCGTAACCACACCCGACAATATCATTATATGCGTGTAACACACAATGAGTCAAAGCCTTTAATGTGCGGAAAATAAACTATCTCGGTAGCTCGCCCGCTTGGTATTTAAGGTGTTTTTGAGGCACCTGATTCGATTATTCATACTCCTGTCACAATGTCAATAAGTAATATTATATTTTTCTAAATTATATAAGTACGTCTTTACTTTATTTGTCGACTCACTTTAAATTTCCGCTTTACTTTTTTATTTATAGCGGAGGGGGAGGTAATGCTGGATACCCTTGATACAATTGCAATGATCGTGTGCTTGTTATCATTGCCAGTGATGATTGTCGGACTCGTTTTAGTATGTATAAAGAAATGGCGGAAAAACGGACTGAAAACTCTTGGTATTGGAGCTTTATTATTTATCGGCTCTGCGATAGTAGGTGCTTCTGTACACAAAGACAAACCAAATCAAATTACACACAATAATGAAATTGTTACCTCCTCCTCGACTTCGTCAATAGATGTTGCTACTCAAAACGAAAGCGTGACTCAGATATCAGCTGAGGATACTGATAAGCAAATTACCCCCTCTCAAGTTAACAAACCAGACAAAGATGATGGATTAGGCTTTTGGGGATGGTTTTGGTTAATTTTCTTTGCCTTTTTTGCTTTTTCCATTTTCGCTTATTGGCAAGATAAACGCAAAAAACGTTTTGAAGAAAAAGTTCCAGAACAGGCTTCAATGTCGCTCCCTCCTGCACATCCTTCTTCTGATTTATCAGTCGTTAATAAAACATCTCCAGCACTTAAAAATGAACAACTGGAAAAATGGATCAGGATCTTTCTCCATTGTGCTCTATTGATTGGAGGCATTGTGGTAGTAATAAGTATTTCACCATGGTTATTAGTAGCCATTCTTATTATTTTACTTTTGGTGATCGCTCACTACTCTGAAAAGAAAAAAGTAAAACTTTTTGAAGAACAAGTTGCAATGTTGCTACCGGATATTAAAGTGTCTAGTTTTTCTGAAGCGTGTAAAATGTTTCAAGAACTTGACGCAAGCGAATATGAATATCGTTTAGCACACAATGAAAAATTGTTGGGAGTTCAAGAACGCGTTTTCTTTGATATTAATAAAAAGATCCCACTTAGAGGACGTCTTTTGGTAACCGATCAAGCCATTGTATTTGAAAGTCCTGAAAAGAATGAAAGAACTACTTGGACACGAATTGCATCAGTCACTATAACATACCATGAATGCCAAATCAGTCTCCGTACCGGCATACCACGGAATTACCAATTCACTGCCTTTTCAAGTCCAAGGTTTACAGCAGTAATTCGAGTTCTGGGACAGTTTTATTGATTTTTAAACACACAAGATAAAGATACGTTCATTGTTTTATCTCCCGCAAGATAAGCTTATACATACTAGATTCTGAGGCTTGGACATCTGTGATCACGAAGTGCTCTTGAGAAGAGGGGGCTTTGCTGTTTTCAGGGGAAATGATTACAACACTATCTTGAGGGTTTGGTGGTATTCCGCCGATATCATTGATACAAAGATCAAGTTCCTTTCTTGGTATTGTGGTAGGGATTCTACCACCAGCATCCGATTCCGAATGCTTAATGGTGTAAATCGCTGTGATACGAAAAGATTGCTGGTTGTCCTTTCGCGTGTAGATGATGGGCTGCCCAAAAGTGTTGCGCACATCTTTAACCATTTGGTTTAGCAGCCCGTGCCATCGCATGTTATTTCGCTCCAATCACGGCTTTAAACAGCATTTCAGGGCGTGTGCAGATGTAAAGCGGATAGCTATAAACTTCCGGTTTTACCCATGCATTACGGTCGTGGTCGACGATCAGCATGGTGTAGAGAGGTTTTCCAACGGTGTTAGCAAAATCCAAGCTTTCACCAGGAGCAAAGGTTTTTTGGAATACACCAGGCGCATCAACAGGGAAGAATTGACATTCATCAGGCTTAATGCCTATGGCGCGCTTTGTTCCAGCCTTCGCACTCACATTATAGTTGTGGATACTCCGGTAATTAATGAAAGTGACACCTGCAAAGTCAAAACTGCCAAAGCTCCCCGAGCCAAGAGCGCTTGGTGTTGCAACACCTCCTGCGCTATTGAGTGTCTGTGCTAAGGCTGTGTTTAAATAGGTTTCACGGATTGTTTTGTGATTTTTCAACTTGGAAAAGAATTCATTTCCACAAAGCCCAATAATCCGCGAACGATCAGAAAATGCTCCTTTTGAAGCCTCAATCATCCTCATAATGACTTGGTCAACATTGTCAGCAACATTGGTTGTTTCTGTATTTAGTTTAAAGTCAATGGGCTTTGGTGGTGTAATTTCCCATTCTTTGTACCAATCGACAATCACGGAGCCATCAGCATCAAGGACAACACCTTGAACAGCGCCAAGCTGCATATTCTCCCATGTCAATTCGATTTCAGAAATCAGTTTCTTTTGTTTTCTGGCAATATATTTCATTGCTGTCTCTAACTGATCTTCTGCGCCAAATTCACGACGGTTCTGGATTTCTTCTGATTTTACGGTATCACTTTTGGCAATCCGTGTTGTTTTGAAAAACCGAAGATTACGCCCCTCTCTATCACCTTCTGCCAAAGGTGCACCACGTTCACTGGTTTGAATAAGCGAAAATGTATTATCACGCCGTTCAATACCAACCACTGTGGTACTGGTTTCAACTTCCTCAAAAAGATTAAGAGAGCTTACAAGACCAGGTTGAAACTCATAGTTTTCAATGGCTTTCATCATTGTGATGCTTGAGAAAGCATCATGTTTAAAAAAATTCATATCCATGTGTGCATTCTCCTATCGCAATAGAATGTTGTTCTTGTCTTCTAAAGACTGAATGGCTGCTTTCTTTTGCTCATCCGTGATGGCATCTGGCCATAGCAGTTCAGAAGCTTTTACAGTGCATAAGCGTGCTGTAATCACAGCGCGTTGATCGGCGCCTGTTGCGTCAACAGTGGCAAAAGAAATCCCTGCCGGTGTTTGGCTGCCATCTGTTGCTGCTGGATTAAGGGGGATATATTTTTCTGATGAGGTTATCTTTCCCATGACAGTTCCCGCTTCAATGAATGCTCCTGATGCAAACACCACTTCTTCGTTTGACATATCGGGGTCGTAGGGTCCAAGATAAGCGCCATTGCGTACGTCGTCATAAATAATATTCGTCATTTCACTGCCCTCCAAGCTGCTTCCCATTTTGCGTGAATCTTTGCCTTGCTTGTCCCATCACTATGAGGGGCATAAGGCGAGACTTTTAAAGACGCGCTTTGAGAGCTAGCAGCCGTCAACACACACTGGCGTGCTTTTTCGAGACTCATACCGTTTTGAATAGCTTTTGCTGCGTCAAAAGAAACGCCTAAGTGCTTTGCTTGCCTTTCAAGGGTTGTTAGTGCTTTTGCGCGCTTTCTTTCTTTTTCAAGAGCAGCTTTTATGTTTTCCTGCTTGTCTTCGTTGTCTTCGTTGTCTTCATCCTCATCTTCGTTTTCTTCTTCATCGTCGAAGTCTTCGGCGTTTTTGTCGATGTCACTATCGTCTTCGTCCTCTTCCTCGTCATTGATGATGTCGACAATTTTTTCATCATCATCTTCTTCAGCGCGGTATTGTGTGCGTGCCATGTGTTTTGTCCTTCTTTTTCTGTTGATGTTGGGTTTTGTGATATGGAATCCGTTAAGGCTTCCAACGCTTGCGCAAGGGTGCCTTGCGCATCTGCTAATCCAAGCGTGATCGCTTGGTTGCCTATAAAAGTTTCTGCTTTTGTGTCACGAATTGCATCAGCATTTAAGCGTCTGTTTTGCGCCACCAAATCGACAAACATCTCGTAGAGCAGGGCGCAATCGGCTTGCATTTTTATCTGTGCTGTATCGCTCAAGGGTTCATGAGGATTGCCATGAACTTTGTGATCACCTTCAAAGACAAAGGTCCATTTATGCCCGTGTTTTTCATCTGCACGGGATTGGTCAAGATGAGCGCAAACGACACCAATCGAGCCCACAACACCCGTGCGAGCAATCCATATTTGAGAAGCAGAACAGGCAATGGCATAAGCCGCTGAACAGGCAAACTCATTAGCATGCGCCCAAATGGGCTTGTCGTATTGTTTTGAGAGTGTTTGAAACTCTTCAACCAAATCAAAGACACCACCGGCTTCTCCACCGCCGCTGTCAATATCAAGTAAAACAGCGCGAACATCAGGTTGTGCTATGGCTTCACGAAAAGAAGCCCTTAACCCCTCATAAGAAGTCAATCCCGATAAAGCCCCAAGCCATGCACCACGGCGCACAAGCGTGCCATGAACTGGTAGTATAGCAATATTGTTTTGTACTACATAAGTTTCAGGGGGTCTGAAAGCTCCTGTATCCCCTTGCACAAAAGCCTTAGGGGGAAACTTTTCTCCCTCAAAAAGACGCGGCGCAAGAGCATTCAAAATGATATCAAGCTTTGTCGATACAAGCATATGAGGAACACCAAAAAGCCGTGATACCAAAAACGGCATGTCGAGATTATTCACCATTTGCATGTGCCTCGCTGCTTTGGTTGCTTTCATAAGTTTCGGAAGGCTCTGAATCTGCGGGATCAATTACTTGATTGCTACCAGAGGGCGCTGCCATATCCGTGTCAAAAGATAAGCCGCGCGCACGAGCGTCTGTGTGCTCTTCTTGCAGTTCGGCATGAATGCTGTCGATATCAAAGCCGCGCTCGGCAAGTGCCATGCGTCGTGTTTTCAAGCCTGCACGGATTTCTTCTTTTTCCGCTGAGATATCCTTGTTTGGATCAATCATTTCAAGGGGTGGTGCAAAGCTTTCACATTGAAGCCATGGCAAGGAATTTTCTTCCCACCCTGGCAAATTGACACATTTGACAAGCACTGCCATTTCAACAAAACGCTCCCAAACAATGCGGTTAAACTGAAAGGCAATGATATGTTCACGCCATTGTTTGACGTGCCGTCTAAACTGAATGATAGAGGTACGCACATTTGAAAAATTTCCCCGCGTAACGTCTCCAGTCACAACGGCATAAGGCATATTAAGTGCTGCACAAATTTTCAAGATATTGCGAAATTGAAAAGCCTCATAAGAGCCACCAACCTCAACAGGGGTTGAAAATGTAATTTGTTTTTCGCCATCGACCACGTTAACTGAGCCGGGGTAAATTTTATCCACGTCAGCTGCCTCTTCAGGCTTCTTTGGGGGCGTTCTTTGCTCACGATTTCCCTCTAATTCTTCCTCATGAGATTCCTTCCCTGTAATAAACACCGCAAAAAGAGCCGCTGTCCTTTTTCTATCAAGTTCTGCATCATCATAGGATTCCAGTTGAAAGATCTTTGTCATAGCGCGCGTTATTTTGGGAGAACCGCGCAATTGTCCGGCAATACGGCGCTCTTTGATATGAATGACCATTTCAGCGGGGACGCGCACGCGCTCTTGGCTCTCAAATGCCATATTTGCAGGGACATCATCATAGGGGTGATGTTCCCAGAAATGATAAGCAACGCGCTTACCACTGGCATTAAATTCAATCCCCATACGAATGTAATTGCCTTCAATCTCAGCCGGTCCATTGTAGGAAAGGTCCAACATTTCGGTGGGATAAACTTGTAATTGAAGAGGCACACCAGAGCGCCCGTAGAGGTCGACATAGTGTAGTCTTACAAAGCATTCACCAGTTAAAAAGACCTCTCGTGCAATGGTTGCTTGAAGTCCATAAAAATTGGCATCTTCATCATAGTCCGCTTCATCAACCCATTGCCACCATAAGTCTAAAAGCTTTTTCTTTTCTTCTTGAAAACCTTCAATACGAGGATAAGGTTTAATCCCATCACTGACAGCTGCAGAGACCCATTCCTCCGTTGCAGAACCATAAAGAGCTTCATTGTCATAAAGCCATCTTGAACGAGCAACAATGGTATCACCGCATTCCTCAATGGCTTTATTGATATGTTTTTTTGCGGGGTCAAAACCACCCATGCGACGGCTTTTACTTGCCGCTTCAAAATGGGGATTGTGTTGACGAGAAATTTTAAAAAAGCCTGTGAGTTTATTGAAAAAACCAGCCATTAATAGCCTCGTGATATATTAAAATAGAAAACGCGTGAACGCTTGCGTCCTTCAAGGTTGGCTATTTGTGTGTTCAGCATCTCAAGCGCTCTGCGCAGTTCCTCAACAGAACGGTTGCTGACTTGCTTATCGCCATGGCGCACCGATTGTGCTCCCGAATAAAGAGCTTCTTCAATTTGCTCACGCTGCCTTTTTAAACTTTCTAATCTCGAAAATTTGCTGTTAATTGGTTCTAAAGTTTCACCCACAAATTACCTCCAATCCCCTCGCATATAAGGATTCATCATTGTTCTGAATGGCTTCTTTTGAGGTTTTGCTGTCTGAGATCTTCTTGGAGCAGGAGAGGGGGCATGTCTTGGTGTTGGCTGCTCTAAAGAGCCTTCAACTTTAAGTTTTTCCAGACGCTCTTCTAAGATATCGACTTCTCGATTAAGGTTTATTCCTGCCGAAATCAGACCTTGTAAAGCAGCATAAGCATAGACCCTACAGTCCAAAGCCTCGTTTCTTGCTTTTTCGCTTTTTTGCCATTCAATGCGCTTAAAGCCTTTAAAATATTTGATGACTTTTCTTTCAGCGGTTAGCTGGTCAAAATATTCCCGATCAAGGTTTTTGTGAAAGTGTGTTGCACCAGCCCCCGATGCTTCAGGACCGGATTTTTTAAACCGTGCCGTGATAATATCTTTTGCTGCATCAACACCAACAATATAGAGATTGATCTGTCCTTTGTTGTTTCTACTTGGACGGCGCGGCCATACCGCACGCCATCCCGCTTGCCCCTTAATCCCCCAGATACGTCGTCCCTCACGCGGGCGGACATAATTATAAACCGCTTGTGTGTGTCCACCACCGGTATCAATACAAGCCGCCGTTATCTTGATGCCGTCTTTGTAACCTAGATGCGGCCAACGTCTTGTAAGATATTCATCCAGCTGGTCCCATACTTCAAAAGAAGAGGGATCACCAGGAATGACGTGATAATCAATATGCCAGCTTTCTTCACTGCGTCCCCATCCAACCACTTCAAGTTCCAAGCGGTCATTTTGCACATCAATACCCGCTGTTAACAACACGGCTTGTTCTGGTGCCAGGGGATAATCTTCACGTTTTGCATAGAGGCTATCAGGGTCAATAACTTCGCCTGTTCTGTCTTCCCATGGCTCTCCAAGAACTGTGTTGACAAAAGGCTGCAAAAGTGCCGGATCATCCTTGGCATCTAAAAACTCTCTGGCGCATTCCCCCCAAGTAAGCCAAGGTGAATAGAGTGCTGAAATATGGTAAGAACGCAGACGAGGCTTACTTGACTCCTGTGTTGCGATCCAGCAAGCACCGTTTTCTTCTGCCATTAAAGTGGACTTACGATGTTCGGCATGTTCATGACCACAATGCGCACAAACAAACACAGCTTTTTCGGGGGTGCCTTTTGGCCACTTGATTTGTGACCAAACAATGGGCTGTAGAACACCACATGCATCACAAGGGACATTGTAATATCGTTGGTCTCCTAGCACGAAATCTTTGGCGATACGGCTTGTGTCACGGTGTGTCGGCGTGGACAATTTAAAAATTTTACGTTGAATAAAAGCAGAGGTTCGTTTTTCAGCAATTGTTACAGGATCGCCTTCATTATCGACATTCAATGGGTAAGCATCGACTTCATCCAAAACCAAATAGCGAATAGGAGAAGAACGCAATCCAGCAGCACTATTTGCTCCTGTAATCATCAATGCCCCACCATCAAACTCTTTCGAAAACATTGTATTACCGCTGTCGCGTGCCCGCGCTGGGGCAATGCGTTCGCTTAAAGCAGGGCTTGCCATAATCATTGGGTCAAGACGAGACTTTGACAGTTTCTTAGCGGTCTCAACTGTAGGCATCACATAAAGGGCAGGTCCTGGACTATGATGAATGGCATAACCACAAAAGTTCAATGCTGCTTCCGACATTCCAATCTGAGCCCCCTTCATCACAACCGTTGTTTCAGTCGGATCATAAACAGAAAGATTATCCATGATCTCTCGTAAATAGGGGGTACGTATAGTCCTCCATAATCCAGGCTCAGCACTCGTAACTGTGCTCAAATAACGATTTTTATCAGCCCACTGGGAAACAGTGTAAGGCGGGTCAGGACGGCGCCCTTCATTCGCATAGCAAAAAAAGAGCCCAGCACCAGGGGACGAGGGCGAAGCATCACTTATCATGTTCTGGATTCTCTTCTAAAATGTTGGGATCGTGAAAAGAAACAGGGACGACATTTTCCACTAAAGCTTTGCGCATATGATGATCGATAGCTCCAATAAGGCTGGCCGCATCACATCCCACTTGCACCGCAATTTCAGTACCAAAGCGATAGGCAAAATTGAGCATTGTATCTCGATGCGCTCTTCCAAAGTTCCATGCTTCTTTTCTCACTTCTTCTCGATCAACAGTGGTTTCGCGTAGTCGTTCAAGGGCAATCTTTTCGCTTTCAAGCGCAACTTGCATTCGCTCCAGTTTTATCTTGTATTCATTGGCTCCATCTGTGGAGGCTTGTTTGATCTTTGTCCGCACCTTTCCATCAGGCGCTAAAAATGGGGGTGGGCGCTTTGTTGGATTCTCATTCCAGATGCTTGTGGCAAGGGCTTCATTGACAGAACCATCTTCAAAAAGAGCCGCATCAAATTTACCTGTCTTTATCCGAGAAACCACCGCATTATGTGAAACACCCATCTTCTTCGCAAACGCACGAACCGATAGACCCTTACGCGTTTTCTTATTCATAGTTGCTCCTTGCCTTGATTTTTTTCTCATCTTGAGGAACGGGGCTTTCGGCGTACCAAGAAAGAAAGCTTTACATCACGAACTGAAAAATGGGCTTCAATGCGATAAGGAGACATTTTACATATCATACTGTACACACTAAAATAATTATTTATCAATAAGTTAAGTGTACAATGTACAGTCAATTTGAAAATTCTGTCGCTAGCGATAGTTCGCGCTAGCCTGCCCCGCAACAGACCCAACCCGCTGGGAAGTACCTTTTGCATTGATTTTATTGTGTTTTTTCTGGAAAAAACCAAAGCGCAAGTGACAATCTGCTTTAAAAATTACAATTAAAGTGAGTAGTGTGGTGACATAGCTTAAGAACATTATTTAGCTTTCTTATTGGCGGCATATTCTTGACGAGCAAGTTGGTACTGTATATTGGCAATTAATCTCTCATTGGCTTTTTTTACAATAGCACTTGCAATTTCTGGCTTGGACATCACCCCAGCAATTGAGGGTCCTTCTTGTTTTGCAATAGGGAATTGATCTCCATCCGCTCTTTGAAACACATTACCATTCAGCTTTTTTAATTCAACACGCTTTGGAAAACTCCCACCTTTGATAAAAGCATGGGGTAAGATTTCTTTTTTTCCAAACATTTTGTAAGTCACACCGCGTTTTGTTTCTTCTGCTTGAAAAAATTTAAGAGGTATCGGTGTTCCAGAACCAATGATATCTGTCTCAAGAAACCTTGCTGTCGCCTTTTCTTTAATATAAACGCCTTTTTTGACACGCTTTGATTGGGCAGATGTAACATCGGCAATTTGTTTTTCTGCAAAGCGTTCGACTTGTTTTGCAGAGGTGTTTAGAGCATTACGCAAAGCCCAATTAAGGCGTGGTGCTTGAAGACTGGTGAAGGTATCCTTCACCTGTTGAAGATACCATTTTTGGTGGATGATTAACTTCAACTTCTAAGCCTTTTTGGGGGTAGGTGACTTGGAAGCTTTAGATGCTTTTGGCTGTTCGAGTGAGGTTTTCTCTATCACTGGTTCAGATGATGTTTGTACGGCTTCTTGTTCTATCTGTTTAATTTGTTCAACCGCCTTATCAGGTTTTGCTGTTGTCTTGACTCCAATAAAAGGTTTTACAGCATTAGCGCGCTTGAGACGTGCGTAGACTTGATTGGAAACTTCAACAAATGGATTATTGGGTGTTGATGGTTCAAAGCGAACAGTGCTTTTATTGTCTCCAACAACACACATTGGCTTAGTGATGACAGCTTTCATCATTGCTCCTTTTGAGTCATAATTAATGACATCATTAGTCAAATATTGATTTTTATTCTGTGAAAAATAGATTAGCCAGAATTACCCAGAAAACAGGGCTTTCTAGCCACGTTTCAAGTTCACATTTTACTGAATTTTTGGGGATATTTTTGAATTTTAGGCACAATACGACCAGTGCAGTGCCGTCATTAAATACGATTTTTTACATCATGTCAACAAAAAAAATTATGATCTTGTATTTTTTTTATTTTTTTACCTAAATATGGTGTTTTTAGAAACAAAAAGGTATGTATTGACACAGCCAAAAAAGAAGAAAATCTAAATATTAAGCTCGTGACGTGCTGCTGTTGCCAGAAAAGCAGATCTTGTTAAACCTCTTTCTTGTGCACAATCATCAATTGCACGTAAGAGTCCTCTTTCAATAGATATATTCGTACGTACCACTTCTGCATCATTTTCAATAAAGGGGACTTGTATTAAAAAAGCTCCTTCTGACAAAGCTATTTTGACAGATTCCCGTTGTATGACTTCCTCAAATTTTGAAGGAATAGGCACTATATCTATATCTTCACAATAAAGTTGAAGTGCTTCTGTTGCATTTGCGATTAAATTTTCTTCCTCATCAGCAGCAGAAAAAAGCCCCTCAAAATCAGGGAACTGAACACCAAAAGCAGAATCTTCATCTTTATGAACAAGAGCAAAAAATCTTTTCATTTTTCTTCTCCTTTTTTTAACCAACCTGCTTGTTGTGCGATAGAACGTGCTGTACCAATCGGAAGATTTTTTTTAGGATGTGGAACAATAACAACCTTACCATCTTTTTTTAATTTATGATGAGAACCTTTTACTTTGACAAGTTCAAAGCCATCACGCTTTAATTTTGCAATGATTTTTCGGCTATCTTGTTCCATTCCCTAAACTCATAATGTGTAAATATATACACATTTTAATGATTTTTCATCTGATGTCAATTCTTTTTTAACGGCTAAAGTGCTTATGAAGCGCATTAAGAACAATACGCAAAGAACTAACAAGATGTGTTAGCGATTGATCTTCTATAACAAGATATTGTAATGCAGCATAAAGATTATACTGTCTATAGAGGTGTTGTGCTTCTTTGATAGCCTCTTTCGTCACTTCATAACAATGAGTTGCTCTTTCAATCCACCGTTTTTGTGCCTCCTCATTTGATGAAGGAGTAAAGTTGTCATAAATTGCATTAGGCAATCCTTTTGCACATAGGTAATTGTTTTTCACTTCAAGATATTTTTGCGCAGCATCATATTGGTCTTGATTGATTTCGCCTTGCAAATAAAGCCGCCCGATATAGGTGCCGGAAAGCGGATTTTTAGCCTCTTCTATGGTCAAACAGAAGCGTTTGGCACGCATTTCAATTGCCAATTTATCCATGGGTTCATGCGGTGTTTTTGCTCGTGAGATGCGTCCATTTGGTTCTCTGATACATCCTTTAATCCGAGGACGACCACGTTTTGCACGTTTTTTTCTTTTTGTCATATTTTTTTCAATCAGAATGGGATAGCATCATTAAGAGATATGCTATGATCAGCAGCACCCGAAGCGATAGCATAATTTTGAGAAGTAATGGGTGAAGGGGTAGGGGGTGCCGATTGATCTTTCTTTGCATCAAGCAAATACAATTCACCTTTGAATTGTGGTAAGACAATCTCTGTTGTATAACGGTCATGCCCATTTTTATCTTGCCATTTGCGTGTCTGTAATTTTCCTTCTATGTAAACCTTTGAACCTTTGTTGAGATATTGAAGTGCAATTTTTGCCAAATGTGGATTAAAAATCACCACGGAATGCCATTCAGTTTTCTCTACTTTTTGATTGGTTTTTTTATCTGTATAGCTCTCAGAAGTCGCTATACTAAAATTGACTATTTCTGCTCCAGAATTCATTGTTTTGCTTTCGGGATTAGCACCAAGGCGCCCGATTAACGTCACTTTATTTAGCATATTTGTAGCCCCATTAGATTAGCAATTTATACATGAAAAATCTTAGCATAATTTGCATATTTATTCAATTATTTCAGTTCATTAATAACAGTTTTTTAAGTATTACATTATAATATTATTTGACAAATTATTCATCAAAAAAACATGTCACACAAATGGCACGGCTTTCTTATTTCTGCTTTTAACTTTTCAATAAATATCCTTTCATTAAGAGTCTGTATCAAACTTTTTTGTTCGATTTATTGTTGACTATCGAACCTTTTTGTGCGATATTCATTTTATGCAGAAAGGGGAGGCTAAATGAAACGAGAAGCACTGCTTAGGGAATTACGTAAAGAAGCCAGAAAAAGAGGCATTCATTACAGTGAAGCTCCTGATGCAGGTAAAGGGTCACATTATTTGGTAACTTTTGGAGACAAGACAACCGTTATAAAATCTGGTGAATTGACCCCACTTTACGTGAAAATAATAAAAAAGCAGTTGGGGGTATGAATTATTCTCTCAATGGCTTAAATTTTCGTTTCAAAAGCATTTCGATTATGGCGAGGAGATCTAAACATGGAGTACACTTATCAAGCAAAACTGGAATCTGATCCAGATGGTGGTTTTATTGTAACCTTTCCAGATGTACCAGAAGCAATAACAGCTGGAGAAAATAGAGCAGAGGCATTAGAGAATGCTGTTGAAGCTTTAGGGTTAGCATTACGGAGCTATCCTATGCGTGGTTTGCCTTTACCAATGCGACAACAGTATAAAGACCTTGTAGAGGTTACGGTAGATGCTTGGAATGCTCTTAAACTTGCAGTGGTAGAAGCCTTTAATGAAGCGAATATCACAAAAACAGAATTGGCACATCGTTTGGGTAAAAAAGAAACAGAAGCAAGACGCATTCTTGATCCAAATTATCCAACTAAGCTTCAAACATTAGAGCAAGCACTGAGCGTTCTTGGCAAGCAAGTCGTTATTACAATCAAAAACGCGGCTTAACCACCTCCCCATTTTTGAGAACGGGAAGGGGAGTTGTGTTTTTTAAATTAAGCAACCTTTTTAATGGGGCTCTCTAAATCTGGTTCGCAAGCTTTCAAAAAAGGATTCATAGCCATGGGAAACTCTGAAGCTCCGAAATCTGTAAGAACTGCCAGAATCTTTGTAAAATTGGGCACTTCATCTTGAAGTTCTAAAATCAAAGCTTTTTCCACCACGCCCATGACCTGCACCAGCGTGTTACAATCCTCATCTCCAACGCTTTGATGATTGGAAAATTGAGCTAACGCTATCCATAAATCGCATAAGAAGTCGACACTGGTGTTCATTGTACACCTCCATGGATTTGTTCTCTCAAACAAGCTAATCCTCTAGATGTGATTTTCGTTGAAGGCAGCAACTTTTCTGTACCATCCGGTCTTTGAATGGTAATAGCAGGGCAATCCATGAATCCTTTCTTGATTTTATCTTGATAAGGTAATAGAGGCGCCCCTGGAGCACGCCGATACACCCAATCATGTTTACGCAAGTAATCTGTTAAATCCTTTGGTCGCACCTCTAATATCTTTGCTGCTTCAATTAAGCCAAACAAACCATCAGAGCGTTTTAAACCATCCAAAGCTTCTGCTTTTGGAGTCAATTCAGCAATAACATGATCTTTCTGCTCTATTTGATTTTGTAGGTGGTTCAAAACGCCAAGCAATGCTTCGGGTTTAGAGTAGTCAACTTGTGGTGTCACTACTTGTTTCAAAAGCCGTTCACATTTGATAAAGTATAAACGAGCTTCTCTACCTTTCTTATTGTTCTCAAGCATAGAAAGCTCTTTTGCTACACTTAAAGTCAGATGATAATCTTTACGATTGTGACCACCTCTGCCTTTGCTCCCCAAAATCGGGGAGCAAACAAAGTCTTGATTTTCTAATAAATTATATTTGTTGATACGGTCAGTAATCCAAGTAGAGAAATCTTTTCCTATTTCCAAAAAACCATGTAACTCACGTGCATTCACTGTCTGAACGGTATCGCCATCAATAGTGGTTTGGTATATGTCGATTAAATATTGTGCCATGATTTGGCTCCTATGTGCTTAACGGTTTCTTAATAGACACCTAAAAAGGTGCCGGGTGCTAAGAAACACGGCACATAGCCCGTCGTTATGCTTTTCCCATAAGGGTATTGTATAGCATAACCACACCCGACAATATCATTATATGCGTGTAGCACACAACGAGTCAAAGCTTTTAATTGGCGGTGAAAAGATTGTTTCGGCAATCTATCCGCTATGTGTTGAAGGTGTTTCTTAGGCACCTGATTCGAAAATACACATTACAGAAATAATGTCAAGCGGCTTTCGATAGTTTTTTATGCTCTTGTTGATTTCATCTATGAACGTTGAGAAGAGACAACGCCATTTAATCTAAACAGTTTTATAAAATCGGAAATTTTACTATGGTTTTTTAACTGAGCACTGTAGTGTGTAAATAGATATGTTTATTAAACTGCGTGTACGTAACATAAGAAACAATACACAGACTAAAAAAGAATACCAAAGAGCAATATCTGAGTACCAAAGTATAGTATCCAATGAAAAAGAAAGCTTGTATCCCACGTACTTAGAAATAATAGGTAAAGAGACCGTTTCTTTATAACTACTTGGGAAAATTAAAACGACAAGCGCTACACTTATTAGCTTTAAAAGTCGGTGCATATATTGTTGTAAATCACGTGTTAGTTTCACCCAACCTGTTGTATTTCCGCATTTGTATTTTGGGTTGTTTTGCAATTCAGAAGGAATATTGGAATTGCATAAAATTGCAAAAACCGTTGTGACTATTACCAAAGAAACAGATGCGAATGTCAAAATACTCTGAATAAAGTAAAGATTTTTTTTAATTCCTAAAAAACATATAAATATAAAAGTTATAATGCCAAACAAGGCTCTTAGCTG